ACAATAATACTTTAATATATGTATAAGGAATTATAATGTCAATATTCGATAAAGCTGGACCTCTAGGAGAAAAGGTTCTTTCAAACCCTTCAAGCGTACTAAATAACTTTACAAATGCAAGAGGACAACTTGAAGATTTGGCACAAAGAGGCACATCACTTATTAAATCAATATTAGGCGGAGGAGCTGGTGGCGGTGGTTCATTAAATTTTCCACTTGATGTTGAAGGCAATCCGGCATATGCTGCGACTGTATCTTTTGAAGTTCGTGAATTTGTTTCCGCAAAACCAGGAAAATCACAAAAGAGTCATTTAAAAAACCAAGATGATAATTTAAAGCAACAATTAAAAGCAGAAGATGATGCTAGAAATGCTGCAGCAGGCGTAGGTTCTGTTGATGATTTTAGTGAAATGCAAGGAGCAACTGCATTCGGAATATCAGATGCGGCATCTCAATTTCAAGGAGCAACGTTTCAACCGACTACAGTTGCAGTTGATGATGCCGTTTCAGTAGGACGCGGCAGATCACAATTAGTTGGAGATGATGCTGCTTCCTTAAATTTTATGGCAAAAAAAGACAGCAAAGTAGAAAACGAACAATTAAAAAAAGTCGATAATAGAATAGCCGCTTTAGATTTTTTTCCAAAAGCAGGTGTTCCTAGAATAAAATTATTTTTTCCAATAGCGCAAACATTTGTAGATGGTGTGCAATATCAAAGCTTAGGTATTGGTGCTGGTGGTGCAGCTGCAGAACAAGCGATCGCTCAAGGTAAATCAGGTGTAGGTGCATTTGCAACTACTCTTATCGATGACGTTAAAGCGACAGCTAGTGCTTTAGTTGGTTCAGAAAAAGATGTCAATCTTGGTGGTATGGGTCCTGACCTTGCAAAATTTGCAGCTAGTAGAGCAGCCGCAAGATTTAGAGCAAGTGCAGTTCCTGCAGTAAGTAACATAACTAGAATGACTGTAAATCCAAACATAAGAACATTATTTCAAGGTGTAAACGTAAGAGAGTTTACTTTTCAATTTAAACTAATACCTACTTCACCACAAGAAGCACGTAATATACAAGATATAATAAAACTTTTTAGAACTGAATTATATCCAAAAGCTTTTGATGTTCCAATAGGACAACTTGGTGTTGACGCAAAACTTGGTTTTAATTTTCCAAATGCATTTAAAATAAGATTTCAATTTAAAGGGGTTGAAAATCAAAACTTACCACAAATAAAAGAGTGTTTTTTAAGAAACATAAGTACAACAATAAATCCAACAGGAGGTGGTTTTAAAGTTGATGGTAAACCAAATGAAATAGATATGACTTTACAGTTTGTTGAAAATCAAACACTCGATAAAGACGATATAGAGGCAGGTTTCTAATGTTATACTTTAATGATTTCCAAAATATATCATATAGATTCGGTGATGAAGTTGATACATCGGTATTTCAAAACATATCATCATACGTTGAAGTTATAGATCAGATAAAAAATGATGTTACTTTTTTAAATGCTTTTACTATACAAGAAGGTTTCAGACCTGATCAAGTTTCACAAATATTGTATGATACTCCTTTACATTATTGGACATTTTATTTGATTAATGATGATTTACGTGAGCAAGGCTGGCCGTTAATTAGACATGAGTTTGAAGAGTACATAAAAAGATCTTTTCCAAATACGACACTAACAACAAAAGATGCAGACTTACCTACAAAATTTAAAATTGGCCAAACAATAACAGGTAATACTTCTGGTGCAACAGGATTAATAATAAAACGTAATATTGATTTAGGACAAATAGTTGTCGAAGGAACACAAAACTTTAGACAGGACGGTGAGATATTAACTTCAACAAACTCATCAGGTAATCAAGAAACTCTTATAATTACTTCAAGTGTAAAAGAATATCAATCTGAAAGTCATTATGTTGATGGTACTGGCGCCATAGTTGATATTGATTATACTGTTGGACCTGGTGCATTATTAACAGGTAAAACATATGAGGAAGTTTATTTTGCACAAAATGAAAACTTAAGACAAATAGCAGTAATTAAACCTGACTTAATTAATAACCTATCTTCTAGTTTCAAAAGAGCGATAAGAGGATAATTTGACACAAGCTACAGAATCATCTACCAGTTATCACATAGCTGAAGCCATACTTTCTTCTGATAGAACAACAACAGGAATTGATATTGCAAGATTAATAAATTCTATGGTTATTTATGAACACATAGAAAAACCATATCTTACGATGTCTTTATCGTTTGCTGATGAAGAAAATATAGTGCAAGATTTTGATATACAAGGCGGTGAAAGATTAAAAATAAAAATAATTGATACAGAAGAAGTTGAATCTGGAAATGAAATTAATAAACAATTTGTAGTAGATAAGATAGTTAAAGCTGAAAAAATAGAAGAAAGAAGAGAACAGATTGTTTTACATTGTACTCAATATCATATGTTTGAATCTGTGGTACAAAATGTTAATAAATCTTTTGTAGGTTCACCAACAGAAATAATTAAAAAAATTATTGATAACAATCTTTCAATTAAAGCAATAATTGACGGAGAAGATTCTATACGAGATATGAAAGTTATCATACCTAATATGCATCCTATCGAAGCAGTAATATGGTTAAAGAAAAGGTGTACAACAAATGATGGATTCCCTTTTTTTGTTTTTTCACCGCTTGGCGTTGATAACATTGTAATTAGAGACTTAGATAGAATGCTTACACAAACTGTTCAAAATTTAGCTAATCCATATATTTATGCTCCTAGTGCAAAGTTAGGAAAGTCAAACATAAAATACTACACTATTGATGATTATACTTATGAGTCTTCAGAAAACTTAGTAAGGATTATTGAGGCTGGTAGTGTTGGTTCAAGTAATGTTTTTTATGATACATTGAATGGTATCAGTGAAACTATTCATCATAATGTAAATGATTTGTTTCAAAATTTAATTGTTAACAATAAACTAGGTGGAGCAAATAGTAGGTTTAGTTTTTCAAATGAGTTCAAAGTTAAAGATAAAACTTTAGGTGAATATGATTCTAAAGTAATATCAACCATTAGTTCTTCAGGCAGTTATAACAATCTTGATACTGTATTTAAAAGTTATAATGATGAAACTGTAAAAGGAAACCAAAACAAAAAAATAAAACAACAAGCTTTAAAACAATTTTTAACAAAATCACCATTATTTATCACTGTTAAATCGAGAGAGTTTATAACTGGTGATGCTAATTATACTTTAGGAAAAGCAATAAGAGTTGCTTTTTTAGATACACAATCTAATTTAGATAATAACTCACCTGCTTTTGATTTAAAAAAATCAGGTGATTATATAATAATGGCTGCTACACATTATTTTTCTGGTGAAGATTCTAAAACTGAATTGTTACTTGGTAAGATGGCAAGTTTAGGCGTGGAGACAAACATATAATGAAAGATTATTACGGAGATAATTTTAGATGGTTTATTGGTGTCGTTGTTAGTAACAACGATCCTTTAAAATTAGATAGAGTTAGAGTTAGAATTCATGGCATTCATAGCGAATCTACGGCAGATATACCAGATGAAGATTTACCATGGGCACAGGTTAACATACCAGTTACTGAAGATGGAAGTTCAGGATTAGGTACAAACTCACAACTTAAAAACAGAGCACAAGTTTTTGGTATTTTTTTAGATGGTAAAGATTCACAAATGCCCTTGGTTCTTGGTTCGATACCTAAACTTGAATCATTAAGAAATGATGTTAGTCAGCCTGCAGCTGATTTTAATTTAAATTTAGATGGTAATACAAATATTGAAAAAGCATTTAATTTTTTTATATCTCCTATAGGAGGTAATTTTACACCAGAGCAAGCTTGTGGTATGATTGGCAATTTCTGTGTTGAATCTGGTGCAAATTCAAATGGAGGAGATATTAATCCATTAGCAAGATCTGGATTTCAAGATGAAAATTCTTTTGGTATTGCACAATGGAATCCTGCAAAAGCAGCAGGTGAAAGATTTAAACAGCTTGTTAATTATTCAGCAAGAATAGGATTAAATTATAACACTATAGAAGCACAACTAAGATTTGTTAAATTTGAGTTAGAGACTCAAGCTTTTCTTGGTTTAGGACAACTTAGAAGAGCTGAAACTGTAAGAGAAGCAACGATTGTTTTTCAAGATAAATATGAAAGACCAAACAAAGATTTGGCTCATACCAATCAAAGAATTGCTTTTGCACAAGAAACATTTAATAAATTAGGAATAGGTGCACAGGAACCAGAAGAATGAGCGCAGACAGTATTCAAATAAAACTAAAAGATAGAAGTGATAGTAGAGGCAATACCTTTGATGGCGTAACTTTAAATTTTGCACCTTCAATAAAAGTACTTGAAATAACAGACATAAGAGTTAAAAGAACTCGAAAAGCTGCAGATGATCCAGGTGCTATATCACAACCTATTTTTAACGATCCTTCTAAATTTATTTTTAATGGAAGATCTATACAACTAAGAATAGGTAGACAAGAATTTATTGCTGTAAATTTTATAAGAGAAGTTTCAGAAGCTGAATTTAATGCAACGGCTTCTCCTGAAATGATTGAGTTTAGAAAAGTTTTATTAGGTAGCATTGGTAGCGATTTAAAAGCGGTAGCTGAAAGCGAAAAAATGAAACAAGTTGTATCAAATACAAGTTCATATAATACTGCAGGTGAAATTAAAAATGGTATTCAAGGATTACAAGAAGGAGCAAAACCTACACTAAATTTTGCAAAAAGACCAAGAATTGTAAAGCTTATGCCAGGTGCAGCAGATGGTTCTGCTGATAAAGTAGATAGCTTAAAAAATGAATTGTCTTCATTATTTCAAAAATCAAATATGAAAAGCAGTGGTAACCTTAATAAATCTGTTTTTTCATTTGGCAGTACAAGTTCAATATTTAACGTTTTTAAAAAACACACTTCATTACCAGAAAGTAAAATTAAAAATGAATGTGAAAAAGTATTACCATCAAATATAACACCAAAAGTTTTATCTACTGCAAAGAAAGCTTTAGAAGATAAAGCTGTTAACATAACACCATCTGATAATATATTTAAAGCTGTTAAAAAAGAAGTGGAAATAAATTTGCCAGAGGTAAATTTTGCTGGATTAAATTTTGATAAAGCAGGAATTATTCCTGGCGCTGGAAGATCAGGTGCTAATGCATTTGCGCAAGGGTTAGCGAAAGTTAAAGGAATAATTGGTGACTTTTTAGGAGACGTTACAGAAAAAATACCAGGTGTTCCAAAAGGTGTAAAAATTCCTGAAGGAAAGACAGTTCCTAATTTAATTGAAGGTGTTCAAGATTTAACTGGTAAGTTATCTTTGAATACAAATGTTTCTAAATTTTTACCAAAAGGAAAATTAACACCAAATATGTTTCCAACAAACATAAAAAAAGTTTCATCAACACCAACAAGTTTTAATGGTTCACAAAGTTCTAATCATGAGTTTGAATTTTGTGACACGTCAGATGAATTACTAGATGAATTAGCAAACAGTGACAGACTAAATTCAACAAATGAAAAAGCACTTACAGTAGTAGTAGTAAGTTATCTTGGTGATGATTTGTATGGTCTACCAGATAAAATGAATGCAAAAATATTACAAGAGGTTTCACTTGAAAGTGATAAACAAACAATTATTAATGAAGCAATAGCAAATGGTAAATCACCAACACAGGCTCGTGAAGAAGCTGATAAACAATTTAGTTCACCAATTAATTCAAAAAAATATGGTATACAACCGCATTACTTAATTTTAACTGATGGCAGAATACAACGAGGTAGACCGGTTGGTAGAACAAGAGCACCAGGTAGAGATCAATATTTTAATAATGGTTTAGAAATATCTTTTGTTGCAGGTGAAAAAAATCCAGTTAATGCTGAGCAGTCTGCTTCATTTGAAGCATTTTTACAGAAGATACTTAAGATAGCACCGGCTTTAAACGTTTTTGGTGATAATGAAATAGACCCAACACTAAGAGGACCAGGATTTGATGTAGGTGCTGTAAGGCAAAAATTTGAAATTGATTTCAAATTAATTGAAGATCCTGCTTCTTTATTAAATAGTAATTTTACTAGAAAAGCTTTATCTATTGTTCTACCGTCAAGTGACTTAATGCCTAAGCCTGTATTAACCCAACTACAAAAAAAGATAAATGATACTAATCCAGAAAATATTACTAAAAAATTTGAAACAAAAGACTTATTAACAGGTGAAGAAATAAAAGAAGATATTGATGCAGGAATACAAAAGTTTGGAGATATAATGAACCAATTAAAAACAGGTGAACTTGATTTAACCGATAACATTAATGCTGCCGCAAATGAGTCATTTGCTGCTGCAAAAAAAGGTTTTGCTGATTTAAATATAAAAAATATTACAGTACAAAATGATAAATTAAATGGACAAGTAAATGATTTTATTAAAAAAGCAAAACCTGGTACAGCTACAGAAGCTCAAAGAATAGCGGGGATATTTGATTAATGGCTAATAGAGAAGAAAAAACCTTAAATATATCTGCAGCTAAAGCTGCTTCATTTAAAGAAAAACCAAGTGGTAGAGATGATCCACTAGGAATATTTCCAAGAGTTGATTATGAAGAAGCTTCTTCTGTAAACAACATTGCAAGAGGTACAAAAAGAGTTAATGTAGATATAAGTGGATCTTGCCCTGGTATGGATTTAGGTTTAAAGCCAGAACCTGTAAGTGTTTATCCAAACAGTAAAGTTACTGAAACAGCTAGAGGACACATAATAGAGGTTGATGATACACCAGATGGTGAGAGAATCATGATAAGACATAGAACAGGGTCAGGTGTTGAAATGCGTGCAGATGGAACTATGGTATATGGTTCTACAAATAACACAGTAAGAGTAACTGCACATGATGAAAAAGTTATAGTAGATGGTGATGGTGAACTTCATTATTGTGGTAATTTAAAATTAAAAGTATCTGGTGATTTTGATATTGAAGTTGGTGGTGATTTTAATGTTAAATGTGATGGAGACATAGAACAAACAGTAAAGCGTGGATATATACTGGATATCGGTGGAAGTAAAGAAGAACAAATTTTAGGTGGTACCTCGCTGACTGTTGGAGGAGATAAAACTAATTTTGTACATGGCAATGCAAATGACATTATAAAGAAAACAAAAGGTATGTTTGTTGGTGAAGATCAAAATAATAATACTGGTGGAACTTTATTCATGACCGCAGAAAAAGAAGTCACGTTTACTTCTAAGAGTATCAACTTAGCAGCTTCTTCTTTATCTTTAGCTGGTGATAGTGGAACAATAGGTGGTGAAGAAATCGTAATGTACGGTAAGACAGCTCATATTCCTAGAATTAATTCTACTTCTATTCATGCAACAACATTTCATGGTGATTTACAAGGATGCTCAACATCTTCTCTTTCTGCAAACGTATCAGCTGGGGTCGGTGGCGGCGGACATTCTGCATCAAATACTAATGCTACAGATAAAACAACTCAACAACCTACAAAAACATTGATGAATAGCGCATTAGAAAATTCAACTGTTGCAATACAAAGAATGTCTATTGATGAAGACAAAGCCTTATTTAATCAATTAAACAGATTAGAACATTATGGAGGAGTGTCAACCACTGATTTAAATACCATGCAAATTAGATCAAAATTAAGAGATCCTAATAATGCAAGAAATGAAAAATTTTTAACGGCTTGTATAGCTGATGGAACTTTGTCGCCGCACGTTTCAAGATTATCCCCTGCTGCAACAGGTAGAAGTGTAAGTAAAGATAAAGTTGCAGTAAGAGGTGGTACGCCTTTAGGACGTTCTAGAAATCCAGCAAAATTATATAAATCTAATCAGATAACAAACGTTAAAACTGATTTTTTTGTTGATCCATTATTTAATCCGGTTAATCAAGTTGCTATAGGATTACCAATTACAAGCAGAACAAGATTGGCGCCTGGTATAAGCATGGCTAAGTTTGTTAGTACACATGGAGATCCTGTAACTTTAACTCATATTTTAGATGATGATGAAAGACTAAGACTTGCAAAACAATATATGTTACATACTAGCGTTCTAAAAGCAGTTAATGCAAAAGATTCTCCAAGACAATTTAAAAATTTTAGACTAGTTGTAGTTGAAGGTTTATATAGAGCAGAATCAGGTGAGAATTTAGATGTAAGTGATGGTATAAATTACTTAATGTCAAGAGGTAGAACCGTAGTTTACGAACTTATAGATGAAAAAGGACAGCAAGCAGTTGAAAAAACGTTTGACTTGGCTGTATATTTTAAAGACAATCTTAATTATGAAAAAATGATATTAGATTATGATAATTATAACCCAGATGATTCATTAAATGTTAACTTAGTGATTACAATGCCAGAAATAACGCCACCATATACAGTAACTTACAAGAATGAATTTGAAACAAGATATAATAATATTACACAAACAACAAATGAATTATTAGAAGTGCTAAGGACTAATTAACTGTATAAATAGAACAAAAGGATTTTTATGCCAGTAAGAGCTTTTTCAGTAGAAGATGGAAACATCGGAAGTAATCAGATTATTACATCGAGAACTAAATTCTCGAAAGATATAGACCTATCTTTTGCAAAAAGACCATCAGGCGACGTTTTTAAAAAAGAACATGCTGCAGCAGTAAAACAAGCAGTTAAAAATATATTGTTAACTAACTTTTCTGAAAAACCTTTTCTACCTCGTTATGGCGGAAACTTAAATGCATTATTATTTGCGTTGAACACTGATTTTAGTGAAGAAGAAATAAAAGAAAGAATAATACAAACTATTGAAATATTTGAACCAAGAGCAATAGTTTTAAATGTGTCTACTATATTAAATGATGATTCACATGAAGTTAAAATTACTGTCACATTTAGAGTTGTTAACACTAATCAAACAGTAGTAACTGAACTAAATCTCACGAGGTTAAGATAATGGCAACAACTATTAAATCAACTCAACTAGACTTTGATACCGTAAAAGGTAGATTAAAAGACTTTTTTAAACAACAAACAGAGTTTCAAGATTATGACTTTGAAGCATCAGGTTTAAGTAACATATTGGATGTTTTAGCATATAACACGCATTTTAATGGTTTGACTGCAAACTTTGCTTTAAACGAATCATTTATAAAAACAGCACAACTTCGAAGTTCTGTAGTTGCATTAGCAGAAGGTCTTGGATATGTACCACGTTCATTTACTTCAGCTCAAGCTGGTTTGAATCTGAATGTTACAGTTACAGATACTAACAGACCAAGTACGATAACATTACCTAGAGGTACAACTTTTACTTCTTCAGTAGATGGTGTAAGTTACAGTTTTAGGACTAGAGAAAACTTTATAGGCACAGATGATGGTAATGGAACATATCAATTTTTAAATAAAGATGATGGAACATCGATACCAGTGTTCGAAGGAACAGAAAAAACAAAGACTTTTTTTGTAGGTGATACAAGTGACACACAAATTTATGTGATACCAGATGTAACAATGGATATTAGTACAATAAGAGTTAGAGTGTTTCCTACTAGCGGTTCAACTATATTTGATACATATACAAATATTATAGATGGAATAAGAATATTAAATGATTCAACTTTTTATCAAATAAAAGAAGTGCCAAACGGATATTATGAAATAATTTTTGGTGATGGATTAAGTACGGGTAAAGCTCCAGTTGCTGGAAATAAAATAGTTATAGATTATCTTTCAACTGCAGGAACTACCGCAAACACTGCATCAATATTTACTACAGAAGCAGTTGTGACTGTTAATAGTGTAAATTATAATATAACTACAGTTACAGAAGCTGCGGCTGCAGGTGGTTCATTAAAAGAAAGTATAGAATCTATAAGACAAAATGCACCTATAGCGTTTTCATCTCAAAGAAGATTAGTTACTGCAGAAGATTACAAAGCACAAATACAAACAAAATTTAGTTCTTTTATTGATGATGTTACTTCATTTGGAGGTAATGATAATGTTCCAAGAATATATGGTAAAGTTTTTATAGGACTAAAATTTAAAGATAACATAACTCTTGACAGCCAACAAAATGTTAAAGATAGAATTAAAACAGAGCTAACTGACAATCTTTCAATAATGTCTATTGATACTGATTTCGTAGATCCGATAACAACTAGAATGTTGTTAACGACATCATTTAATTTAGATCCAGATTTAACAAGTTCAACACCATCTGCAATGGAAGCACAAGTTCAAAGTTTAATAAGTAATTTCTTTACTAATAACTTGAAAAAATTTAACAAGGTGTTTAGAAGATCAAACATTCTAACTTTAATTGATGCGCTTGATCCTGCCATACTTAACTCAAAAATGGACGTTCAACTAAAGCAAGGTTTTGTTCCAACACTTAATATTTCATTACAATATAAAATAAATTTTCCTACAACAATTGCTGTTCCTGATGATGAACAATATAGAGTTATTAGTACAAATTTTATTTTTAATAACCAAACATGTTTTATTAGAAACGCATTAAAATCCACTAAGCTGCAAATAATATCAGTTGATGGAACTATTGAATCAGACAACATTGGTAGTTACGATGCATCAAGTGGAGAAGTAACGTTAGTAGGATTTAAACCTACTGGAATATCAGGAAACCAGATCGATATAAGTATTGTGCCGGCAAATCAAAATACAGTTAGACCTCTTAGAAATTTCATTTTAGACCTTGACGCAGCATTTTCAACGTCAAGAGCATTACTAGACTTTCAAAATACACAGGTTACTTTATAATGCCAATTAACTATCAAAGTAAAAGAAGGCTAACAAATTTTCAAGTAAGAAAAGTAAGAGAAGCTTTACCTGAATATTTTACTAGTGAGTTTCCTACTCTTGTTACTTTTTTAGAAAAATATTATGAATTTTTAGATTCAGCAGACGCAGTTCATGCTTTTGGCGATGATATAAGAAGAGGCTTTAGTACTAAAGACATTGGTGAAATGCCAAGTAACCTTACAGATAATTATGTTAATGAATTAGCTGCAAACTTAGAAACTGGTAATAATTTTACAGATGTTAGATTTGCTTTAAGAAGACTTGCACAATTTCTAAGACACAAAGGCACAAGGTTTTCTGCAGAAGAATTTTTTAGATTATTTTTTCAACAAATTGCTGAAGTTGAATACGGAAAAAGATCTATTTTTAACATAGGTGATTCATCAAGTCAAATAGGAGTTGAATCATTAAAATTTATACAAGACAATGCTTTTTTTCAAACCTTTGGATTAAGAGTTAAAACTGGTATAGATACTAGTAAATGGAATGAACTTTATAAAAAGTTTGTTCACCCTGCAGGTTTTTATTATGAAGGAACAGTGGTTTCAGATACAGCAGGTATTCTATCGTTATCTGCTCCAATATCTCTGGTTGATTCGTCACCTGGTCCAACTATTGTTTCAGAAGCTGCAGTAAGTTTTAATTTACCGTTTACTCAATCAACTGTTTTAGTTGATTCAGGCGGAGGCAAGGTAAGAAGTAATTTAGATGAAATAGTAAGTGATTATCAAAATTATACATTAACTCAACTTGATACAACTTATCATAAGATAACACAACTTATTTCACCTAATTCATTTACTTTTGATGATAGTAGTATTAGAGACAGTGATGAAAATGCAACACCAGATTTCTCTATTACATTAGAGACAATGGATAACGAAATATTCACTAGAAGAGTAACTGATTCAGCTTTCTAGTATAAATAGACTTATTAGGATTTAACATGACAAGACAAAATAT